TTCGGTCCTCGCGGCGCTACGATCCATGATGCGCTTCATATCTTCGCCCGTAAGAGCCTGCGCGGCACGATCATACATAGTCTGCCAAACTTGAATTCTCTCATCGCTCTTGAGGAATGGAGTAGCCTCCAGCAGCGTGGCGTAGAGAAGAAGGTCCGGCGCATATTCCGTCAGCCAGTTGGTTTGCAGGTCATCACCAAGCAGCGCGGGCTGCTCATAGTACATGACTTCGAGCGTCCCAGCCGCGTTCGGCGTAGGCGCAAGCAACCAATGCTGAAAATCGTAATCGGCGTAAAACTGCGGGGCAGCCGTCGAAGCCTCGTTGGGCCAATAGCTGCGGAGGTATTCGTAGGAGCGGGCGAAGATCGGCACGCCATTGACGGTCATGCTGATCGTGTCGCGCCAGCGGTCAGGCTTGGCATACACCGCAACGCCGACCTGCAAGCTGGTTTGGACAGGTCGAATGAAACCTTGGATTTTGAGTTCGCGCGCAATCCGACGCTCTGCCAGCGTGATGAGGCGCGGCAACTGCTCATAAACGATCTGGTCGCTCTCGGCGGTGAAACCGCGCTCAAGATAGCGACGCACATCTACAAGCAGGCTATCGTAGGTCATTACATACATGCGCGCTCCAGAGCTATTTCAGAGGCTGATACAGCCTGTGCCCGCAACAAGCTTTATAACCTTGAAACAACGCGACGGGCAAGCTGTTTCAAAGACCTTGAAATTGCATTACCCGGCAGGGCTCTTTGCGATTTTAAGACCAATGTCAGCAGCCTCGTTGACCCGGCGCGTCCAACCCTTGCCGAAGGTGGCAAAGGTGGGAAGTGCCTCAAGGAAATGCTGCCGACTGCGCTGGAAAGCGGCGATCAATGCTTCTGCGCCATGCGTCTGCACGGCAGCAAGCGTCTTCGGCCCAATCGCGCCATCAGGTGTTGCACCCACCGCCGACTGAAGCATCCTCACCGCGCGACCCGGACCGCTGTTCACGGCCATGTCAAACACGACGTAATCCACGCCGGACGGAAGGTCGTCACCGCGCACCGCATCCCAGTATCGGGTTTTGTAAATATCCCGAAGGTGTTCGTCTGAGATGTTCCGAAGCTCATCCTTAGACGCCGGACGACCCAACCAATCAGAGTAGGTCGCGAGCGTTACACCCTTCATGGTTGCACCGCCCGGATCCTTAGGGTGATCCGACCAACCGCCCTCATGCTTCAGGACATGGTTGAGGCTGAATTCAAAATTCTGTTTCATCGACTGCTCTTCAAAACATTGTTGAGTTGGTCGGTCTTCTCTCGGGAGCCCGCCGAAGAACCGAAATAGTAGCTGACAATCGCACCCCAGGCGGTTCCGAGCGTGCCCAACATGACGAGTAGGGCCTCTCCGCCGTTAACGGGCAGGCCGTTGATAATCATCCAAGAAAGGACGCCAAAGAAGCCGAAGGTGACTGCACCGGCCAGGAGACGCGGAGTCATATCCTTGGTCTTAATTTCCCGGTTACGGGCACTGTTTCGGTCTTCGTTAGAGATGCGCTCTAGATCGATATCTAGTTCGCGCATCTTGATCGCAAAGTCTTGTTCGGCCTTCTTGAGCGCGAGCAACTGCTCAGGCGTGGCGTTCTTCGCAGCCTGGAGAAGTTCGTCATCAGTCCCGTCAGGCTTACCTAACAGAGCCTCGGAGATCATCTTTGTGGCCATACCGGCCAGCGGACCACCCACCGCAGTAGCGATGGATGGCGCGACGGTCTTAACGAGGTTCAGAAGCTGTTCCATCAACCGCGCTCCAGCGTGAAGGAAAGGTTCGGATGCCTTGGGTAAGTCACCGTTCGCTCACCTTCCGGACACTTGTAGCGGATCGTGGCAAGAAGCGTAGCGCGACCGGGCTGGACCGGAGATTTGTCGGATATCTCCAGCATATAGGTAAAAGTGTCGATCTCAGGCCCCGCAGGGCCGGTAAATCGCGTCATGCTTGGTGTCGCTTCGTGGATGAAACCAGAGGCGTCCCTTACGGTGACGTTAAAGCCCTCAACTGAGCAGTCGTCACGGCGCTTGATGCGGGCAACGGTTACGGTGATAGGCTGGCCGATCTTCGCATCCACAATGCGAAAATGCTCTGGGGTCCAAGTGATGATCTCATTCTTAAACCAGCCGAACTTTTCTCCAGCCGTGTAGCCGCCCACGGTTAAAGCAAACGTGGCCGTGAGAAGCTGAACGACAGGGGTGAGTTTAGGCAGTTCCATGATTTTTACGGCGCATCAGGCCAAGTGACGTTCCAAGGAAAACCTTCCTGCGCCGTGACATCACGCAGCGCCTGCCGGTAATTCGCCCAAGCCGCGCTATCGACCGGCGCATCCACAAGCTGCGTCCAGTCGCAGGCTGCGAGGCGGGCGTTACGTTCGGCGCGAACAGAGGCTGCTCGTTCCGCCGTACGCACTGCGATCTCATCCACGCTGGCGTTGGTGACGGCCCAAGTCTGGGTCCAGACCCCGTTGATCTGCTGTGCCGGGGCCTCAACCACGTTCTTCGTGTGATCAACCTGGGGTCGATCAGTCGGTGTCAGCAGATAGACATCGTACTCCGCCAAGAGCGCATCAGGTATGCTCTTGGGAAACGAGACTTGCGGATTGTCACGGCGCAGTTGCCCGATTGTGTATGTCTCAGGCCGACCGTTTGTGAGGCGGATGTGCATCGTTTACTCCAATTGAGACTTGATTACGTCAAGCATGATTTGAGCTTTGCGCTGCTCTAGAAGTGAGGAGGCAAGAAGATTTTGCAAGTTTGTCTTAAAGTCTTGCATTTCTACATCATCGCCAATACGCAAAATAGCAAGGCGGAAGTTGTCAATGTTGACTTGGTATTCTGTAACCTCTTTAACTCTTGCTGTCATAGCAGCATTTAAAATTTTGTTTTTATAATTTTTGTCCATTTCATATCTCCGTAAATGCTACACCAAATCCAGTGCCGGTAGGAAGGGTAACTGGATTGCTATACTTAGTACCAAATCCAGAACCAGACCACGGATAAGCTGTTATGAAAGGTGTACCATCGTGAGCAATAGCGATTGCAGAGCCGTCAGGACTGAATGCTACGCTATATCCAATGTTGGCAGGAAGGGTAGCTGGATTGCTATACTTGGTACCAAAGCCGGAACCAGACCAAGGATAAGCTGTAATGAAAGGTGAACCTTGGTGAGCAACAGCGATTGCGGAGCCGTCAGGACTGAATGCTACGCCGCGTCCAACGTTGGCAGGAAGGGTGGCTGGATTGCTGAACTTAGTACCAAAGCCAGAACCTGACCACGGATAAGCTGTAATGAAAGGTGTAGTACCGTGAGCGATAGCAATTGCAGAGCCACTAGGACTGAATGCTACGCTATTTCCAGTGCCAGTGGGAAGGGTGGCTGGATTGCTGAATTTGGTACCAAAGCCAGAACCGGACCAGGGATAAGCTGATATAAAAGGTGTAGTACCGTGAGCGACAGCGATTTCAGAGCCACTAGGACTGAATGCTACGCCATTTACAGCGTTGGGAGGAAGGGTCGCTGGATCGCTATACTTGGTACCAAAACCAGAACCTGACCAAGGATAAGCTGATATGAAAGGTGAATTAACATTACCGACAGCAATTGCAGAGCCACTAGGATTGAATGCTACGCTGCGACCTTGGTCGGTAGGAAGGGTGGCTGGATTGCTATACTTGGTACCAAAGCCGGAACCAGACCACGGATAAGCTGTTATAAAAGGTGAGGTTTCGTGAGCGACAGCAATCGCAGAACCGTCAGAACTGAACGCTACGCCCTGTCCAATGCCAGCAGGAAGGGTGGCCGGGTTGCTGAATTTAGCGCCAAAGCCAGAACCTGACCAAGGATAAGCTGATATGAAAGGTGTAGTAAGGTGAGCGACAGCAATAAATTGCTGTACACCGGCAGCCGTTGCGCCTTTCAAATAAGTAGACAGCATTAAGCGTCTCCCACCCGAGCGCCGTAAATCGTGGTGGAAACTTTCCACAGCACGATGACGGTAAACCCAGAGGTGGCGAGAGTTGGCGCGGTGCCGCCGTTAGTCTCCCAAACAACGCCTAGCGTAGTCCAGGTGATCGTTCTGGCCGTACCATCGTCAATCATCAACGTGATCGACTGCCCTGCTGACCAATTAACTTGCCCCGGCGTGCGGTTTGCGCCCAGAGTCCATGTCTGAATGCTACCGTTATTCGGGTCGAGGTTGACCGTGGTGCCGTCCGTGATCGCGAACACCTCCTCGGTATAACCGTCATTGAGGATCAGGCGTTCGGCGGTTTTGTTGGTGAGCGTCTGCGTGTCTGTCGTGCCGACGAATGCGCCAGCAGGGTTTGTTTTTACGGTGAAGGCAGATGTGGCGTTGCCGATCACAACGCCTGTCAGCGTTGTTGCACCCGTACCACCATTGGCAACGGGCAGCGTGCCCGTAACACCTGTGGAGAGCGGAAGGCCCGTGGCGTTGGTAAGCGTGCCCGAAGAAGGCGTGCCCAGCGCGCCGCCGTTAACGACCACAGCCCCCGCAGAGCCGACAGCGGTGCCGAGCGCCGCAGGGACATTGGTGCCAAGGCGAGCGCCGATAGTTTGAACCGCGCCGCCGCTGTCTTCGTAGAAGAGGCGACCGTCATTGGTATTGATCGCAAGCTCGCCGGGAACAAGATCAGCCGCAGAAGGAACCGCCGCAGCGGTTGCGGTGCGATAAAGCTGAATAGGTGTAAAACCAGTCTGCGCCATCAGAAAGTTCCTCCATCGATACCGGCCCAAGAAGGAACGCTGGTACCATTAGACCTTAAAACTTGACCAGACGTACCGTTGGCGATGAACGCGGTCGTCCCCGCTCCGGTCTGGTACGGGATCTGACTGGCAATGCCGCCCGCAAGGTTGGTTGCCGTTGTTGCAGTAGTCGCGGAACCAACAGAAAGAGACGACTGGTTGGTCCAGGTCGGTGCGCCCGTCCCACCAGACAGCAGAACTTGGTTTGAAGACCCCGCAGCAGAAAACGCATAAGCGGTGCCCGTACCGTAAGCGACAGCGCCCGCAGATGGGATAGCCGTGCCATTGGTACCGCCGTTGTCGATGGGTAGGGTGCCGCCCACATGCGTGGTGAGGCCGATCTTACCGTAGGTGGGGGCGACACCCACGCCACCGCTGATGAGCGCATTGCCCGTGGCTACGTCGGGCAGTGTCGAAAGCGTCGTGGTGCCGCTGGCGAAAATAATATCGCCAACCCCGTAAAAGGTGAGACCGGTACCGCCGTGAGCCGCGCCGATGGTAGTCGCGTTCCAGGTTCCGGCAGTTAGAGTGCCGACGCCCGTGATGCCCGTGTAGGAGCCGCTGATCCGCGCCGTATCAATCGTGCCCGAGGTGATCTGCGTAGCGCCAATGGCGATAGATGCGCTGGAAGCCGCCGTAAGCTGGCCCTGGGCATTTACCGTAAACGTGCCAACAGAAGAGGCCGAACCATAAGAACCCGCAGAAACCGTCGTATCGGTAATACTGAATATGTTACCGCTTAGGGTGAGCCCGGTTCCCGCGCTATAAGTTCCACCACCGCCACCAGAACCAAACTGAGAGAACACGATTGACGTAGTGCCAACCGTGATCGGCAGCGGCGTCTGCTGCACCCAGGAGGTGTTGGCATTGGTTGACCCCGCCGTGATCAAGAAGAAATCACCAGCGTCAATACTATCAACACCCGTACCCGGCGTGTCGAAGTCGGTTGCACGGGTAAGAATAAATGGCGCGCTGCCGCTACCAGTTTGAGTTACAACATATACGCCGTTATGTGCCCCGTTAACTTGGTTTTTGATCAAAACACGATTATTGAGCGCGACTAACGTGCTGTCAATCGACAACGCGGCATTTGCGGTTGCGGTCAGCGTTGCTCCGACACCTGAAGCGCCGTTATCGTAGGTGCATGATGGAAGCGCCGCAGTGCTCGCTAACCGGCAGGCTTGATGAAAGTTGATGCCGGACGCAATGGAATCAGCGTAGTTCTTGTTGACGATATCGGTGCCGTTGGTCGGCGCAGTTGAGATAGTGCCGGTCGTCAATGACACGGCATTGATGGGCGTGTTTATAGCGGAAGTTACTTGCCCCTTATCGTTTACAGTAATGACGGGCACAACTGCTTGAGAACCGTAGGTTCCCGCAGATGCGCCAGACACGGGCAAGTCAGCATTAACCAGCGCCCGAAAAGTCGGTAAAGTTGAAGAGCCGCTTGTCGGACCAGCATAAACCACATTAGCAGGTTGGTTGCTGACGATTACGGCTGAACCCCAAGTGGGAGCCCCTGTACCGCCAGAAATAAGCACCTGCCCGGCGGTTCCCACCGGACCGACATAAAGGCCGTCAGCCCCGCACCAAACGATAGCTCCCGCGTCGGGCACCAGAGAGCGCGCCGTGCCGCCATGATCCAGCGGTAAAATGCCGTCAATTTGAGCTATGTCAGACAAATTCACCGCAGGGTGAACGTGATCGGCGCGCGAAATTTCGGTTGAGACGCCGGAAGATCCTGCGCCACCTCCGACCTGCGGCGTAGCGTTGCTCAGGTTAGCCGCGAGCGTGACGTTGGAGGTGAGGGCACCACCGCCCGTCAGACCCGTTCCGGCGATAACTTGACGGGTTTCAGGGACGTAGCCGCTACTCACTACGGGCACCGTGGTAGCCGACATGACCCTGCCGGTGGAATCCACCGTAAATACAGGGATATCGGTGGCGGTGCCGTAGGAACCCGGCGTGACGCCCGAATTGGAAAGCTCTGTTGAACCCACGCCGCCCGGCGCAATGCTCAACGTGACATTCGAGCTAAGTTGACCGCCCCCGGTCATACCTGTGCCCGCGATCACCTGCCGCGTGGTGGGCACCCCGGCAACCGATAGCAGATCGCCAACGCGGATCTGATAATTTTGACCCTGATAGACAATCATCATGAGCGAATTTTCGTCAGCCACCGGAGCAAGCGGAAGCTGCGTGATTCGCGTCGGAATGAGATTGCTAGGTACGTCTGTCATTTAAAACTCCAGGTACCCATTACCATCTTCAGTAATGAAGAATTCGTCGCCTTGCTCCTGGATAACACCAGCAGGGCGCGTGTTGATAGGCGTATCAGGCCGATTGAACGGTAGAACAATCTGATCCGGTGGCCGAGGCGCAAGGCGGTACGGATCATACTGATCGCGATCTTCCTCACACACCATCAGGCCCGGATAGTTGGGATCTGGCATAAGCTCTGCGAGAAACATCTTGCGCGAGCAGCGACCACAAATGCCGATACCGTAAGTAGATTGACCGGTAGGGTCGAGAAACTTACCACCGCTCATGCAGTGTAAGCCCGAATACCAGGGTTAATCTGGATGGGTGAACCATCGTTGTCCCCGTCCCACGCACGCTGCATCGAAGCGGCAGCGCGCTGTTCGAGCGTCGGGACAA